TGCTCATGAAGATCCTGGAAAAAGACCCCACTCTCTCTACCATCCAAAAGACTGGTATCACCAAGAAATCCAACGAGTTGTTTGGTGAGGTTGCTAGACAAGTGGAAAAGAGTAGTGTGAAAGGAAGCAAATCCCAGCCTAAATCCAATTCTTGGTTTTTATAATTTTCTCATAATAAATTTAAAAGGATAACAAAATGGCAATTCAAACAATCCCAGGTTTAACTGGTTTTACCTATGCCCGCGTAGCCTCTATGGACAAGCGTGCTGTAGGTAAATTGACCGACGCTAACCACCTGGAATCATTCCACTCAACTGAGCCTGCAGACTATGACAAGAAGATTATCTCCTTGTACACTCAGAGCTCACTGTACAGTAATGACTTCTTGGACATGATCAACAAGAGCACACCTTATTACATCGATAATAATAGTGATGCTTGGAAATGGCAAGTTCAGGTTCCTTACAAGTTCCCCAAAATCATCAATGTTCCTGATTCTACCCTGAATCTGAGCAAGCCTGGTATCGATGGTCAAGAGTTCTCTCTTGTTTTGGATACCAACGAGTTCTCTAAGAACGCTATCGTTTCTGTTGGTTCTCGTCAGTATGGTCCTCGCTTCTACGTTATTAAGGATCCCGTTCCTTGGAACATGGGCTTCCTGTATAGCTTCACCTTGGTGAGCGATAACCCCACTGTGGATTTCGTAAGTTCTACTTTCTTGCAAGTTGGTATCGAGCTTGAGCTGGTTGATGCTGCTATCGGTGAATTCGATCAGGATCTGCTGGGTCTTCCTCGCTTGGGTGAGAAGATCACTATGTTTGAATCTTTGGGTTCTGCATATGGTTTCGAGCACAAGATCACTGAGTGGGCTGATGACAAGATGATGAGAGATGCTTCTGGTAAGCCTCTGGACATTCTGGTATATGCTCCTCAGCGTAGAAATCAACTTCCTTTGACTCGTAATGATGTTAAATGGGAGCCGTTTATTGAGTTCTGGATGCGTAAGTCTATGCTTGAGTTGAAAGTTAAGCGTATGATTTGGAGCAAGCCTGGTACTGTGAAGACTCATGGTAGCAAGCAAGAGCTGAAGCGTACATCTGCTGGTGTATATCACAGAATGCGTAACAACGGTAACCTGGTTCAATACAACCGTGGTGAGTTCTCTGCTAACCTGATTCGTTCAGTGTTTGGAGACCTGTTCTACAGACGTGTTGATGTTAAGGATCGTCGTGTTAAAATGTATACAAACGAAGCTGGTTTTGACGTGTTCCAACAAGCTTTGAAGAATGACGCTTTGAACAGTGGTCTTACCTTCATGGCTGATAGCGGAAACCGTTACCTGCAGGGCGAAGGACAACACATCACTTACAACTTTGCATTCGATGCAATGGTTACTCGTGAGACTGGTCGTGTTGAACTGATCCACCTGAAGGAACTTGACCTGCCTCAAACTAACCTGGAATTTGGACAGAACAAGAAGTCTACCCCTGTATTCATGGTGTTTGACGTGTCTCCAATGTCTGATGGTTCTTTGGTTAACAACATCCGTGAAGTTCGTATGAAGGGTGCACCTTCTATGACTTGGGGATATATCGATGGAACTCGCCACCACTTGGGCTTTGCTAAGTCTCAGGGTATGAGCTCTGCGAACAAATTCCCTGGTTACGAGATCTGGATGAAAGACCGTTGTGATGTATTCATCGAGGACCTGTCTCGCACAGTCTTGATTGAAGAGATCCCACAGTTCTAATACTGCTGCAGCTAAGCTGCGCCAAATACCGAGAGAAGAATGCCCCCCACCTCCAAGTGGGGGAGCTTCTCTCAAATTACAGAGTGATTGGGTTAGGGGATTCCTAATCGCTATCCCTTCGATGGGACTCACTCTGCCAATTTAAAACCAAATTAAATTTAACTACATCATGGGTAAGATTGGAAAAATCTCTACGATTAAGAAAGAGTACAACAACTCTCAATTGCAGACAATGCAAGGCGGTCTTGCGATTAAAGGACTCACTAGAATTCCTGGTACAGGAGTTTTTAAGTATCCTTACAAAGAGCTAGATGGTAGATATAGAACAGGACTTGATCCTGAAGCTAACTACATCCGCAGAATCTCTGATCCTCTAGAAAGAGAACTGGAGGTTGAACGTGTAAAGAACCTTAGAGAGAAACTTGAAGTTGCTCTTGGGGGAATTGACCTGGGACCTCGTTCTAAGTTTTGGAACTATGGGCTCTCAACATCCTCAGATGATGCTCTCCACGTACAGCCTGTAAAGCTGGTAGATGGTGACAACTTCTTTGATCTTAGTATGCCTCTCCAAGAACTTGCATTCTCTTGGTTGCGTGTTCACCCCACAATTGCTTCTAGTTATCAAGCTTGGGAGCGTGGTGAATATCCTGCTGATATTCAGTTCTATGTAGCTGATGATGAAATTGAAAATGCTGTTCTGTTTAAGAAGAAGCAACTCATCAACAAGGCTATTGTCAAGTTTGATGCTATGACTCCTGAAAAGAAGAGAAAGGTAGCTCGCTTGCTTGGTTTGCCTGTTACAGAAGATACCAAAGAGGAAGCTGTATATAATCTAGTAGATAACGTCCTTAAACAAACTGAATTCAAGAATGGCAAATATCAAGGGCTGAACCCTGTAGAGGTGTTCACTCGATTTGCAGATATGAAGGAAAACTTACTCCATATTAAAGACCTTGTAAAACAAGCCATCACACACTCAGTTTACAGACTGAAGGCTAATGGTAAGGTTTACGAAGGTGAGTTTGAAGTGGCAAAAGATGAGGATGATTTGGTAAAACATCTTGCCGATGATGATAATCAGGAAGATCTGATTACCCTCGAACAAAAGTTGAAATCTAAAAAATTAGCTTCTGTATGATACCTGTAGATAGTTTATTATACAAGATCGACCAGCGACTAAATAAACTATCTACTAATGATCATCAACAGATCCAATTGGAAGATAAGATCTTAGCTCTCAATGAGGCTCAGATCAAGCTGATCAAACAGAAGGTAGACGGTTTTAGTATGGTGAGCGGTCTTGGTTTGGACGCTTTTAAAAAGCGTTACGAAGACCTTCAGAGCTTGGTTATAACATATAACAACCAGCCTCTTACACTGTCTGTTAAGAATGCTGAACTCAATCAGTGGTTTGCAAACATACATCAACTCACTCCAAAGTACATGTTCTATATTGATAGTTATGTACTGGCTGACAAGGGGAGATGTAAGGATAGGAAGATTTGGATAAACAAGGATTTGGCAAAGCATGGAGATATTTCCCTGCTTCTGAACAACACCCATTACAAACCTTCCTTTGAGTATCAGGAAACATTCAACTTTCTGTCTTCAGATGAGATAAGTATTTTCACAGATGGTACGTTCACTCCAACTAAAATATACATCTCTTACATGAGATATCCTGTGTACATCGATAAGGCAGGATATGTTAAGTTTGATGGAACACCCTCTGTAGATCAAAACTGTGAGCTTGAAACCTATCTTGAAGATGAGCTTCTGGATCTGACAGTACAAAACCTGGCTATGTACACTGAAAATCAATCTGCTGTACAAAGCTCAATAATGAGAATTCAAACAAACGAATAAGTATTTTTAACCTTTAAATAAAAAACAATGGCTGATTTTTCTTTAACTACGGTCTTCGTGGTTCCTGTTGGTAGTGGTATTGCCAATAGCGGTTCTACTCAAGACCTCACAGCTGGTAAGGTGGGCTTCTTCAAGAATGACTACACTGTTGCCACTGCTGTAAACATTGCTGCTGCCCCCTACTTCTATGTAGCTCAAGGTAGAACAAACACTTATCTGCAAGGTTCTAAGCGTTCTGACAAGATCAAGGGTTGCCCTTCTGGTTCTGGTTGTAACTCTAACGTAACTGAGTTTTACAAGGTGGAAGGATGTCCTACCCCTGTAACCCAGATTACAGACATTACAAGCTGGAATGTAAAGTGTGGTGACGTTGTTACTGTTACTTTGCGTGCTCACTCTAGCTACCTGGACACTCTGTACTTCAATGGTTTCACTCGTAGTGTAACTGTACAGGCTCCTTGTTGCGATTGTGGTGCTGATCCTTGTGATAATGTTGATGTTCCTGCTTTGATTGACAGCATCATTCTGGCTTTTGAAAAGCAAGGTCCTGGCATCAACCCTGATAACATCACCTTCAGTGATTTCTATCAGTTCCAGCGTCTGGGTAACGATGCTTCTGCAATTCTGCGTATTACTGGTAAGCCTCTGACTAAATACGGACAACCGTGTGATGTTGCAGCTTTCCCTTATGAGTATGACAGAATGTGGTTCCGCACCTTCGTTATCCTGGGTCCTGCTACAACTGCTGACTTCATTGTTGCTGATGCTTGTAATGTAATCGCTACCCCTGTTATTGTGCAGCGTTCTTCTTATCCAACTGGTACTTCTGATGAGATTATCCAATTGGAGAAGAACTTCTACAGCTACCAAGCTGGTTACCTGAAGCACCTCTACAGAATGGTGGGTTACAACGAGAACTTTGAGAGCTGGGTATCTGCTGGTACTACCTACGATACTTTCTATATCAGATTCAATGAGTATGATAAGACTGTTTATCAGTGGGGAGACTATATCATGGAAGATAACATGGTAATCATCGCTGCTGAGGCTGGTTCTGCTGAAGCTACAAGCATCAACAGCATTCTTACTGCTGCTCTGGGTACTATCACTGGTGACAACACATGTATCACAACTACATCTACTACCACCACTGTATGGCCCTCTACAACTACCACTTCTACCTTGATCCCGTAATAGAGGAGTTGTAAATAATATCATATAACCTAAGCCAGAGGTGAGAGGATTAAAACTCAATCCTCTGGCTTATTTATTTAAGAGTCATGCCCACGTTAAACCTTGATATACTAGTTCTTCCTACATACAACAAGATGTTGTTGGGCGTTGCTGATGCATCCACATATGTCACCACTCCTGTAAATCCCACCATCGAAATCACTGTTCCATCTTTTGGAACTGTTGTTCTTCCTTTTACGGTGAATAATTACAACCTGTTTAATTCTGAGTCTCTTGGAATTACAGCAACTGGTGCTGCTCTTGTGCCCCTACCTGATGGAATATACAAGCTGAAATATTCTATTGATCCTGCTATTACTAACTATGTAGAAAAAACAATTCTACGTGTTGACCAACTTCAGGAGAGATTTGATGAGGCATTCATGAAGCTGGATATGATGGAGTGCGATAAGGCTATCAAAACCCAATCAAAGGTGGATTTAAACACCATCTATTTCTTTATCCAAGGAGCAATTGCTGCTGCTAACAACTGTGCTCTTGATACAGCCACTACGCTGTATAATCAAGCACAGAAAATGCTGAATAACTTTGTGAAGAACAACTGTAATTGCTCTGGTAACAATTACGTAATAAACTTCTATTAATATGGCAAGTTGCAGAAAATGTGGAGCAAAGTTTGGATGCGGATGTCAACTAATTAATGGATTATGCGCAGCTTGTCATGCTGCTGCAGCACAAGTAAAACAATCTTTTAAAAATGTTATATCCAAGATTGGTAAGCACTGATTGTTCAACAATCCCTGCTCTACTGCACGATATAGACCATAAGCTGAATGAATTAGGTGCTAACCTATACAACAATGTTGTATACATGTTAAACCAACCTGTTCCTGCTACAGCAATTATTGATCTCTTGAACTACAAGAGAATTCTTACATTCAAATGGTGTAACCCTGATTATGCTAGCAGTTACACCGTTGAGCAAATCGCTAGCAGAGTAAAAATTTTAAAATACAAATAATGAGCAACTGCAATAATTGTTATAACGGATGTGCTGAGATTGTTTCAGACCAGTGCGTTAAATATACAGGAGTTGACATTCCTGAGCTTGGTATTGAGAACGGTGATACACTTGCACATGTAGAACAACAAATCACCACTTTCCTCGTTGGTACATTGGATGGTACAGGAATCAATTTAACTATTGATGAAGCTATCATTTGTAATCTGGTAAGTCAGTATCTCCCTGTATGTGCACCTTGTACAACTATATCAGTACTGGATGTTGTCACAGCCCTCATCAAGGCTGCTTGTGATCTTCAAGAACAAGTTGATGATATTGTTGCTGAGCTTGCTACACTGAACGCTAACTATGATGTTAGTTGTCTGAGTGGTGTTGTAGATTCTGATGATACGCATGATGTTCTCCAAGCTACAATTGATAAGGTTTGTCAGCTTGAAGTTGACCTAGCAGCTCTTGCTCTTGATCTAAGCACAAACTATGTAAAGCTGGCTGACCTGAATGGTCTGATCGCTGCTTACATTGCAAGCACTGCTTCTTCAGGACAGCAGTACACCAAAATGGTTCCTTACACAGTTGTTGAATACTACGGTCCTCTCACCAACTTTGATGCTGGTGGTGTAGGTCTTGCTGGTCTTGGTTGGGATAAAATCTACTTGTGCAATGGTGCAAATGGTACTCCTGATAAGCGTGGAAGACTGCCTGTAAGTGTTACAGCTGTTCCTGGTGGGGGTGCATATAATGCTGCTGTAGATCCTGGTATTGCTGGTAATCCCAACTATACACTGTCTATGATCACTGGTGCAAACAATGTTGTTCTTGATACTACACAGATTCCTGCACACACGCACGCAGCCTCTGTAAACATTATAGATCCTGGACACACTCACACGCTTCCTAACGTATGGAATGAGGATTATACAGGACACTTTGGAAGTGGTGGTAACTTTAACGAAGGACCCACAACAGACATTACAGGATCTTCTACAACAGGCCTCACTAATATTAATGTCACTGTGACAAATTCCTCTACAGGAGGTGGCTTGTCTCACAATAATATTCCCCCTGTTCTGGCTTGTTATTACATTATGTACATCCCATAAAACTAACTTAAATGTCTTGTTTACCAACCAGTCCTTGTTTTACAGGAGGCAGTATTGTACCCTCAGGAACTAACTGTGGAGCAGATCCTTGTGACACCAAGCTGAAGATTTCCAACTTAATTAAGTATGTAGGTCCCAATCTTCCTTGTACAGGCATTGACACTTGTGATGATCTTACAACCATCATCCAAAAACTAGAACTGGCTATTTGTCAACTTACAACCACTACTACTAGTACTTCTACTACCTCTACTACTACCACAATCGCTTAAGAATCAATAAGTTATGGTTGTTACAATAACTCTAACCACTGCTGGTGCTGACACAGGACCCTTCAATCTATACTCAGATGTTGATGGGTACACCTCAGCTTTTGAGGTGGGGGTGTCTAAAGCATCTCTCTTGGCTGGATATACTTCTTATGTAGCACCTAATGGTACAGCTATTGTCAGGGTGATGTCTGGCGGAGCTTGCACAAACTATATAGATCTTACACTGACTATATGTACCACCACAACCACCACTACATTAGCTCCTGAGAATCTGATGATTTACTTGTCTTCTGAGAGTGGTAACGGTAATATTAATAATGCTGAGGTGTACTATTCAATTCAGCCTCCTCCTTTCTTGGGAACTCAGCCAGAACCTCTTGGTTTAACATGGACACAGTTGATAAATGGATTTACAATCCCTGAATGTCCTACAGCCCCATCATTAGCAGGTACAATAAGCATCCCTACTGGACAATACGCATATATTCAAGTGCGTACATCTGGAGGAGCAAATATTTATTTCATTGGTTACACCAACTTCAATCCTTGTGTATCTGGTGTTGTGGGAAGCTTGTATACAGCTAGTTATGCACACAACTCCCCAGGAGCCACTACAAGTACTTACTACAGAGTGAACAATCCTATAACAACACAACCCCATACTCCTTAAAAACCAATGAGTTATGGTGATATTAAAAACCCTGTTTTGTTGGTTTTACAGGGTATCTCCTGGGGGTTTCTACCCCTGGGAGTTTTTGTTTTAACTAAGTTGGTTAGAACCAGTAACGGGCTTGGTTAAAATAATTTGGAAAATATAAAATTTATTTCGTACCTTTACTCTAATTTTAACTAAAATCCACTTTGCATGTCTGGAAATCAACACCTTTTGCAGCAGTTAGAACAGCTCCTGCGAATGAAAAGAAGTAGGAAGTTTTACGCTGAAAGACTTGGAATTACAGAAATGGAGGTAGCAAATTTGCTAGAGGAATTAAGGAATGGTGAGGGGAAAACATCAGAAGCTGAATCAGGGAATTATATAAGTGAGCTAGAAGATACATTGGTAAGATTTGTTGAGGATGTATCTAAAGGAACTGGTGAGGTGGTATTCAACTCTAAAGAAGAAATCAAGAGTTTAGATGAGTTGATTGAGAAGTGTAAGATTGATACTACTAAGTGGGAAATAACTAAATACGTCCAGAACTACTGGGGAAATGCTGAAGCTCCTCACTACCAAGTGAAAGCTTGGTTAGGAGTAAAAAAGAATGATCAGGTTTTCCAAGATAGTTTTATCTCATTTCTAGAGAACTATGAGCCAAGTGCTCCAACAGTTAAAGAACCTCCATACGATGAGCTGAAAAGAGAAGGATGTCTTGTAATCAATAAACAAGATGCTCATTTCAACAAGCTCGATATTTATGGAGACAATGATATAGAAGCAAGATTTGACACATTTTTGCAGAAGTTAGAAATAATTCTTAACCAAGCAACTTTGTCCAATAACATTACTTATGCAACGTATGTTATAGGATCGGACGAATTTAACAGTGAGTTCACTGGAACAACTACAAGAGGAACACCTCAACAGAACATTCTCTCCTACCACGAAAGCTTTCGCAAAATATGTGAACATGAGGTGAAAGCAATCAATCTTCTCTTAGAGAAGGTTACAGCATTAGAGGTAATATTTGTTTCTGGTAATCATGATGAGTTTGTGGGTTGGCACTTGGCTAGCTGGTTGCAAACTTATTTCAGAAACAATTTTAGAGTGCTCTTTGAGATATCTCCAAGATATAGAAAGTATGCAGAATTTGGTGGAACATTGATGATGTTCAATCATGGTGATGCTCTAAAACCTGCAAAACTGGCTCATCTATTCCCAATGGAATACAAGCACAGTTGGTCAGAATATGAACATTTCTACATTTTCACAGGAGATAAGCATCATGAGATGAGCTTGGATTTCAATGGTATTAAGTTCTATCAACTCCCTGCTCTTTCTAAAGCAAAGAGTTCTTGGGATGATAAGAATGGGTATACAGTGACCAAGGCTGAGTTAACAGTGTTCCTGATTGATTATGAAGATGGTATGACTAATATATTCAAACAGTATTTATAATGGCAACTTTAAGGAAATTGGTTTCTGATGTACGCTCTATGCACAAGCTTCTGTCTACAGATAGCTTAGTGACAGATAGAGCTATTGCATCTGAGATTAGAAATAACAGTCTCCTTTTAATCAAAAGGGAAACCAACCTTAGAAAGCTGTGGGCTACATCAACCCTGTTCACCACTATCCCTTGTTTAGAGATGATAGAGGTGCCCATCTCTGAATGCTGTGGATATGTAGATCCTTGCTCTGTTGCAAGAAGTAAATTTAAGCTCCCTCGTATTTCTGAGGGCAACTACCAGTATTTGATTCAAGGCGTTTGGTCTATCAATGCTATGGGTGGGATGGGTAAGAAGTTGAAGGAAATTACTATCAACCGTTACATCAATTTGCTCAAGCTTCCTATTATTAAAAATGAGTCCTATTATTGGATAATTAATGATTACTTGTATGTAAGCAACCCTCTTCTAAAAGCTATTAGAATTGCTGCGTTGTTTGAAGATGATGTACCTAATGAGGTAATGTATCCTGCTGTTGGGTGTGGAGATTGCCAGCCTAGTGATGATGATTGGTGCAAAAACCCTCTTGACAAAGAGTTCGCTCTCCCTGGATATCTAGAGAAACAAGTTCTTGAACTTACATCTCAAAAACTTCTGCAAACATATTTTAGGCTTGATACAGATATGACAGATGATGGAATAGATGGTCAAGCACCTAACGCTCCAAATACTCGTTAATGAGAGTTAAGATTGACTGGAGAAGTGCAAGTAAAGAAAACTACAATCAGTTCTGCAAGAAACACCCCTCAATAAAGCTAAGCTTTGATGAGTGGAGAAACATCATTTACTCTTTCACAGATGCTTATAAAGAGTACATCCTAGAAACAGGAGAAAGAGCAAAGCTTCCTTTTGGATTTGGAGAGTTTGCCATAAACAAGAAAAAGAGAAGGAAGATCAAGGGTGTTGATGGGAAAGAGTTCATAAACCTCCCAATAGACTGGAAAAAAACTAAAGAGAAGGGTAAGGTAATTTACAACTTTAACTACCACACAGAGGGTTATTTCTTTGGGTGGATGTGGTTTAAAGAAACAGCTAGGCTGAAACATCTGGAGCTTTGGTATTTCAAGCCCTCCAGAGTGACATCTAGACTGCTATCCCACTATTTAAAAACCAACGAAAAATATCAGCATCTATATTACGAATGGAAAAAATAAGCTAAATGTCCTACTATTATAAATATAATTTCACATCTCCTGAGATAGTTTATTCCACCGTAAAGGAGGAACTGAAAAGCTATTTCGATACAGGAGCTGTGGATGATCTGATGTTTCCCACCTATCTGGACAAATGTCTCAGAAAGTTGGGTAGGGCTACTTATGTTATCACTGAAGAAACTCTATATATCGAGGACTTTGAAGCTAGACTTCCTGATAACTTCTTTGCTGTCAGAGAAGCTTGGATGTGCACATATGTTAGTGGATATCCCTATCAGTCAGCTAACTCTTTCTACTCCCAAGCTGTTGGTCAAACAACCATTCAAGTGAGCCCTGTCACTGTTGGTGGTGATGTTTGTGGTGCATGTAATCAAGCAGCCTGTGTTGCGTGTTCTGTATGTACACAACCATCATGTAACTGCACTTGTCCTCTTGAGATAACTCAGGCTGTATATAAAACTAACAATCAGCTGAATATTGCTTACGAAAAGAAATATTTGCTGAAACCTGGAAACATTTCTGTTAGAGCAGACTGCGCACTTGACTGTGCTAATTTCAATAGTTCTGCTGCTGACAGTTTTGATATTAGAGATAATAAGTTTGTAACCAACTTCAGAAATGGAGTTGTGCATCTGGTTTTCTATGCCACAGAATATGATGGTGGAGGAAATCAGCTGATCCCTGATAACTACCGTATCAGAGAGTACATTGAGGCTTTCATCAAATACAAGGTATTTGAGACCCTCACCAATCAGACCAATGATGAGACATTTAATCAGCTTCAGACTAAGCTTGCTTACTACAAGCAGTTGTCTGATGAGGCATTCATCATGGCTGATATCGAGATCAAGAAGCAAGATGTATACGCTAAACAAAGAAGAATTGTACAGGATCTGAATAGATTCAACATGTACGAACTTCCAAACAGAGTAAGCAGATATGGCTGGAGAAGAAACAACTAACCAGGGTAACATTAGGGCGGAGTATAACAACGCAACCACTGGCTTAAACTTAGACCAGTCTGTTAATCAGATTCCTAAGGGTAAGCTCACGTATGCATTGAATGCTGCTGTAGAGAACTTTGACTCAAATTCTGTTAACTACCAGAATGAGCCAGGGAATGAGCTTTGCCTTAATTTTCCTGAGGGTTACCAACTGATTGGTGAACACTTTATTAATGAGAAGAGTAAACATGTATTCTTTCTTGCTAATCCTGAAACAGGAGATAGTGAGATTGGGTATATGGATAATAATGATTGTGTCTATCGCACTTACATCAATGCTAAGTGCTTGAATTTCAATATCAAGTATCCAATTCACAAGGCTGTCCACAAACTTACTAATTGCACCACTGAGGTGTATTGGACAGATGGTTACAATCCCAGACGCTATCTAGATCTGGAGAATATCCCCTACAAGCTCCAATCTGGAGCAAACCTTTGCGACCCCACTTTTAC